CCGGTCAGGCCGGTCGTGTTCACCACGATCAGCGGCTGGACGCCACCGATGGCGAAGGTGATGACGACTGCCGTGGTGTTCACCGGACCACCCGTGGTGGTCACGCCGCCGACGTACTGGATCTGGCTGAGCAGGTTCAGCGCAGTGGCGATGTCTGCCGCCGTCGCGTTGTACGCGATAGCGGGGGTGACCTCACCGTTGAAGCTGAGCGTGAACGTACCCGCCGTGACGGCGGTCGGCGTGAGCGTCTGAGCGGCCTTGGTGCCCGAGACCGAGCAGTACGGGCCGATCTTGCCGGAGTCGATACCGCTGGTGATCTTCGCCATGACGGTGCCGGGCTGGAGGATGCGCTGGATGACGTTGTCCACGAGGGACGTCGGCACGGCGTTCTTGGCGACCGTGTACGACTCGAGACGGGGAGCGGGGTGAGTGCTGCGGAGGTACTCGTTCCGACCGAACGGGGTCCGTGCAGCGCCACCCTTGACGAAGGTACTCATGTTGAGTGTCTCCTGACCTAGAGGGTGAAGGTGGGGTCGTGAGCGATGAGCTTGGAGTAGCTCGGGGTCTGCTTGATGACCTCGTCCGACATCCCGGCGCGCTTGTGCGACGCCACGATGTCTCGCGCGATCTCGAAGTCAGAACCCTCGTCGTTCTGACCCTCGGGGTTGGTGACGCTGGCTGCGTGAACCGCGAGGAGAGGCAGCTTGGGGGCGAGGCTGTAGCCCTCGACCCACTTGCCGTACTGCTCCACGGACAGGTCGAGCGCGAATGCCTCGAGCGCGGCCTGCTGCGGTCCCGTGACCTTCTTGTCGTCCACGAGGCTCTTCACGAACGCCTTGCGGTTCGCCTGGACCTGCTCCGTCTGAGCAGTCTCCAGGACGGTGATGTGGGCCTGGACAGCGGCGAAGTCGCTGACCATCTGGCCGTTGATGCGGAAGCCGACCGTGCGGCGGTTCTTGCTCGCCATCACGACCTCCTGGATCGTCTCACGGACGACGACGCCATCGGCGTCAGTCACCGTGACGGTGCCGTCGTCGTTGACGACGATCGTCTCGACGACAGTCTCCACGACCGGCTCAGCCGGAGGGGTGACGGGCGGGACGACTGCGACCGGAGGAACGGGGGGCACCGGCACGACCGGCGCAGTCCCCTCCGGAGTGTTCTCGGGTGCCACGGGTGTCTCCTTGTCTGCTTCGAACATCAGGCTGAACGTGGTGCCCAGCCCTGGGTTGTTCTTCGAGAATGCGTTGAGGCCTTCGACTGCCGGGATGTCGACGTACGCGAAACCCTGGTAGGTCGGGAAGAACTCAGCCTCGTTGTTGGTGACGTACGGGCCGACCTCAGCGCTTCGGTTGCGCCACAGGCCGGACTCGACCGCGTCGATCGCGTCCTGGTCGAGGATCTCGAAGTCGGCGATGAGGTAGCGGTACGTCTCACCGTCGACAGGGTTCGTGCGGTCCTCGGCACGGAGGCCGGTGTGGTAACCCGCGACCCTTCCGTTGCCTTCCATCCCGGCGAGAATCCAGCCGGGGTGACCGTCACGAACCGGCACGTCGGGGAAGATCTGGCGGTCTCGAAGCAGGGTGAAGTTGCTCACCATCTGGTCGATGTGGAGGGCTTCCCAGGTGTGCTGGTAACCATCGCTGTCGCGGAAGGTGCCGGAGCGGAACACCGGCATGTCAGTGACGATGAGCTTCTCGAGCGGCTCCTCGTTCGGGTCCGTCGGGTCGCCGTCGAGCTCGGGGATGTCAGCCGAGACCATCTTCGGGGCGGCATACTTGACGCGCTTGAACGTCGGGTGGAAACCAGCCACGATCCCAGAGCTGTACAGCACGGCGTGTCGCCGCGCTGCGGGGTTCAGGGTCTGTGTGCTCATGACAATCACATACCTTACGGACGGGCGTACCGAAGCGCAAGCATCGGACGCTAGTTGTTTGTGCCAGGAGGTATCGGAGAAGCAGACTCCTCCAGCCTTGCGACCTTCGGCTGGATGATCGTGACCTTTTGCCATCTCATACACTCGCGACACCGCAGGTGTACGACGCCTCGAGTTACGACTACCTCGCCGAATACTCGGGACTGCTTGTAGACCTTGACGTGAATGTAGAGCTCACCATTCTCGTCGATGCCGTACACGGCGAGCAGTGGCTCTGTGCGACAGAAGCACCGCAGGTCGTGTGCGCTCTTCTTACGCGCCACTGACGCGCTCGATCTCGGAGTCGAGGACTGTGGTGAACATCCTCATGAAGTCATCCGGCCCGTTGTACTGGTCTGCTCCGATGCTGATAGCATCCCCTGCCCACGCACCGAGACGCATGTACAGATCGTTCGTGGCAAACTCGGACCCGAGAGCGCGCTCCATGCGGCGGTTGAAGCCGAAGTCAGGCATCCAGCCCGCCTTGAACTCGCCGGAATCGAACGCCCTCTCTACCTGCGGACGTACACGGGCCACCATTTCACCAGCGACGGTGGAGATAGCCGCCCGGTTGGCCGTGGTGCCCCCCGTGGTGCCCCCCGTGCCGCCCTTCCCCTTGGGGCCAACGGCAGGCGTCGGCTGGTTGGGGTCAGCGTTGGGATCGACCAGCGTAGATGCCGGGTCGGGCGCGGTCATCTGCTTGATCTCGTTGATCTTCATGCCCGCGATCTCGCCGAGCTGGTCGAGGTCAGGCATCGCCAGGCCGCTGTTGACGAGGGAGGTCATCAGGTTGTGGATGATCTCCTTGTCCGTCTGGTCCATCTTGCGGAACTTGATCTTGGGGCGCGGAGCGTTGAGGCCGAAGTTGTAATCAGCCATCGGTCCGAGGATGTAGTTGTTGATGTAGAAGGCGCGATCCTCGTTCATCGCGTTCAGCATCCAGAGGTACACCTGCATGTGACCCTGGCCGAGGTTGTACGAGCCGACGTCAGCCGTACGAAGAAGCAGGATCGGCGTGAACAGGCCAATCGAGATCTCTTCGTCCAGGCGAGTCAGGTAGCGCTCGAAGTCTGCACCACGCATCTGAGACTCGAGGTAGCTGATGTCGTACTCGTAGTCGACCGAGCCGTTGGCGTTCTGGACCTTCTCGCTGGGCAGCGTGACGACGCCACGGTTGCGAAGCTGCTGGAGAAGACTCAGCATGTAGACGTTGCCCTTGACCGGCTTGCCATCAACCATGATGTCGTCGTCGAAAGGCGCACGACCGATGGGAGTCGGCTCGCCGAAGCGCTCGTAGTAGCGGTTGGCGAACAGGTGGATCAGGATGCTGAAGAACCAGCTCTGGAAGGCGGGACGGAGAAGCTTGCGACCGTAGTAGTCGCCGTTCTCCATCAGCATCGGATACCAGAAGCTGTTCTCGACCGGGGTGGGCCACGACTGGCCCCACTGACGAATGCCGTCGAACGTCTTGAACTTCGGCTTGATGTGATCCTCGGGAGCCCAGCCCTCGGTGATCTTCCAGTGGACTCGGCACTCCTCAGGGATCAGATCCTTGATCTTGGTCACCAGGACGTTCGAGCCGACGTTGTCCCACTGGAGCACGTTGGGCGAGTAGCCAGCCCAGTTTGCCGTGCTCATGGAACGGTTCAGCGGGGTCCAGACCTCGCGAAGCATCTCGTCAGCGAGCTTGGCGATCTTGGGGTTCTCGCACTCGATCTTCCAGTCGCTCTGGTGCTGCATGAAGGACAGCACGGCGAGGGAAGCGTTGACCTGATAGTGGTCACGCATCGCGCGGTAGTCAGCGAGCGTGAGCTTGGAGAGGTCGAACTGGACGATACTCCCGCCAGGGAGTGTGGCGAACTGAAGGTCTCGTCCAGACCAAGGTCCGAACGCATCACCGACCTTGGGGCCGGGAGCCTTCTTGGCGAACTTTGCTGACGAGATGGGAGAACCATCCGGCCCGAGGAGCTCTGTCATCGCTACCTGTCTCGTCGTGGCTGAAGCCTCTGCGGGATGGCAATCCCGGTCCCAGACGACGCTGGCGGGATCGGAGCTGATAGCCCGAGACCGAATCCATCGGCTGAGAAAGGTCTTGTCATACCACTGAAGTCCTGCGACTCGTTTGGCACCTCTGAGTGCGTAAGCGATGCTACACCCTTGCGATAGCTCCTGTCACCCATCAACGTCGTGACAACACCTGCCATCGCATCAGCAACGTCTTTGCTACCCTTGACCGGGTGGTCGATCTTCTTTCCGTCGTCGTGAAGCTCCATCAGCTCCTTGACGGCGATCTCGACTTGGTTCGTGTCGCCCTTGTTCATGTAAGTCATGTAGGGCGGGAACTCGAGTCGACGCTCGTAGATCGCCTCACGCAGATCCTCGTAAGGCAGCTTGCTCTTGTCTACCGAGAGGTAGTCGACAAAGAACTTGCGCTTACGCAACTGCTGCATCGTGTCGGTGGACTGGAATCCATCCATCGTTACGTTCTTGAGACGGAAGTTCATGTCATCGCGCAGGCGGTAGATAATCTGGCGCACGTCAGACAGCATGATCTCGGTTCCAGGCATGGCCTTGATGCGTGCCAGGAAGTCGAACACAATGTAGGGCTTGGACTCGCCGTCTATCTCTACTAGATGAGAGACATGGCCCATTGCCAAGCCGAGAGCATCGCCTTCTCCAGAGATCGCGAGGTCAATGTGAGCCGTGCGGCGAAGCGGCGTCCTCGGGCCATTCTCGAACCACTTTTCGAAGTCGGGGCGGGTTGGGTTCGTACCAACAGGGGAGAACTGATTCTGGTTCTCCTTCCACTTGTCGCGGCACTCTTCGATCCGATCCACCAGGCTGATGAACGGGTCGGAGACAGCAGGCGGGATTCCAGCCAGGTCGCGCAGCGCCTTCTCGGGGTTGTTCTCGAAGGACTTCTTGTAGGTGAGAGGAACCTCGATCATGTTGTCGTTCTTCTCGAGCAACTCCCCGAGTGCCCTGTCGATGATCGTCTTGCGCTTGACGTCGTAGAAGAATGACTTGCGAGAACCGTCAGCATAGAGGTAGTTGTCCCAGCCGAACGAGTCCCAGATCGTCATGCGGACGACGTGGGCCTCGGGGTCGGTGAGGAACTCCTCGTACTTGGTCGCAGCGAAGCCGGTTGCCTTCTTCATCTGACCGATACAGATGATCAGGCCGCGGTTGCCGAAACGCGACTCGATACGAGAGTTGATCGTGTCGTAGCCGACGTCTGCGTAGTCCTTGTCCTTGGTCTGCTTGTGGCTGTCCATCTCGTCGATGATCCCACCGAGGATGTTGTAGCCTTCGAACGTGGTCTCAGCACTGTCACCGGGAAGGATCCAGATGTCCTTCTGACCGAAGCGAATCTGCTTGGTGAAGTTGGAGTCGTAAGGGTAGTTGTCCACGAACCACTTGGCGTGCTTGATGCGCGCGAAGATGTCACCGAACACGACCTCACGAGCCTGCTGCTCCGACGTTGACATCTGCATGAAAGCGATGCGCGAACCTGGAAGCAGGTCGTAGTAGTCTTGCGGGTCGTGGAGACACAGTACCCAATGCGCCATGTAGGGGAGCGCGATGGAAGCGAACGTGGTCTTACCGATACCGATCGCACCAGTAACCATCGCTCGGCGAACCTTGCTGATCACCTCACCAGAAACATCATCACCGAAGATCTCGATCAGGGCTTCCTTGATTCCTGGTCGAACCTTGCGGTCGATGTTGAGGTAGTTCTCGCCAAGGAACTCTGCCATCGTCGCAGGACGCTCGTCAAACTGCGGGTGGTCGATGAGCCACTTGGTCTCGTACTCGATCTTCTTGGGGTCCATTAGTCGCCCCGCACAACCTCGCCAGGAATGGCTCGCTGCTCGGTGGGAATCAGGCGACGAATGATCCCGTCCACCATGTCCGCTGTAATGTCCTCGCGCTTGAAGCCCTGCGCTTCGAGCTCTCGCATCGCTGCTGCTACGAGTTTGCGGGGTCCATCAGCGCTTACGCTGATCTCGGCAGATCCACCAGACCCGACGTTGACCTGGACAGACGGTCCACCGCGGAGGCGCGGGTCAAGAAGCTTTGCCAGCTTCAAACCTTGGTCGAAGACAACACCTGTCATCTTGGTGGTGTCGGGGTTGATATCTCCCATGACCTCTTCATCGTGGAGGCTCTTGTCGAGGCGCTTTGCGTTGCGCTCTACGATAGCCTGCAGTCCATCGAGGATCGTGTCAGCATCCCGCGTACCGAAGTGTCGTGCGATGCTGGCCGTGTCTGTCTTGGGGATCGAGCACACCGCTCCACCTCGGTAGTAACTGCAGTCTACTGCGAGACTGCAGTCATCGCAGATTACCTTGTCAGTAGGCAAGCCAACCCTCGCAGCGATGACATGTGTTCCGACAGTCGGAGGGAAGTATGCAGCAGCAGGTGTAGTAGTGTCGGGCTCATGGAATCCGCGAGTCTTGGGGGCGATCTGTGTATTCCAGTTCTCGGCTGCCCACACCGCGGACTTGATGTTGAAGATGCAGCGATTGCGCGGCACGTTGAGGTCTACTGGATTGAAGCCCAGCATCCTGGCCCACTGAGGGTTTGCCACCAGTGCCTCGGGGCGCATCTTCTTTCCAGGTGGGATGATGATGTTGCCTGCCTTGGCATCAGTACGAGGATCGAAGTCTCCACTGCCGAACTCGAGACCGAACATCACTCGAAACGAGTATGTGTTGTGAACGTGGATGATCGTGTCGTAGTAGTCCTCGTGAAGCTCGCGAATCTGAGCGAGGACTCGCCGGCCCGGTCCAGTGTTCACGGGAGGCAACTCGTTGATGACGACCATGTGGCGCTGGCCGAGCACAGGTCGCTCGTCTGCGGGGACACTCGTGTCTGAACAGGCTGCTACGTCAAGCCCTACGTTCTCTGCCATCATCTCTTCGAGCTCGCCGAAGTCGTCACCGTACTTCCAGACGGGGTATACGGCGAGCGGGTTCTTCATCGTGTGATCTTGGTCAAGGTGTGCGGCACCCTGCTCGCCGATGACGAGTGCCTGCCACGGCTTCCCAGCACCGTAGTACAACTCACCAAAGGTGTTGGGGTCGATCTTCACCTTCACGAGCCTGCCCCGGTCCCAGGCGATCTTGTTCTCGCCGGTCTCCACGAGCTCTCGGATGTAGTTATCAGGGTTGCGGAACCAGATATCAGTCGTGTCGTGAGTCATCTGGTCCGTCCTCTCTGCGTCGTATAATGGGGTGCGTCACTCACCGTAGCATCGCCATACCCCTAGGCGCAAGAGACGACGAGGGCCGCCTATCGGACTACTCATGCCCTAGCAGTCCTGGCGACCCTCGTCTCGCGCCTGACCCACCCTGGAAGGTTTGTGGCGTCGTGTGGAGATCGTACACGCCCGGTCGGCCCAGCACAAGGGAGCGGGGTTGACGTGCCACTAGATAGGGGATACGTTGGTCCCCCGGCTAGGCCGGGACTCGCTATCGGTCGAGGTGCGACTTGCCCCGTGCCTCCCTAAACCCTGGAGCTTACGTGTCTGCCGAACTTGCCAACGGACTTGCCAAGCTGTTCATTCAGCGCAAGGACGTCCGTGCCATCCAGCGATTCGATTCTCACGGCGATCCAATGTATATGCCGGAGCTCGAGCGCAAGGACGGACCACGGCTCCCCTGGACGCGAGCTGCTCTCGAAGAGCACATCGCAGGCACCAAGACATACGGGCACTACCTGCTCGACCTCGACGACAACTGCAAACTGTTCGCGTTCGATGTCGACCTCGAGAAGGCTGGACCTTTCCCGATGGTCGCCGAGCCCACATCGGCAGATGACTTCGTTGTGGCTGACCTCCGCGCCGGATGGCGCGACCGTTCACAGCCGGGTCGCAGGATTCTCAAGCTGAAGATGAATCTGATAGCCCTAGCTCTTGAGGAGCAGATCGGCAAGCTCGGCATTCCATCAGCCGTCGCGTACTCAGGAAACAAGGGCTTCCACGTCTACGGGTTTACCGGCGTCATGAATGCAGCTGACGTCAGGGACGCCGCGAAGATCGTTCTGGAAGCGCTGCCGGAATGGCAGCCGAGTAAGGGTGACAACTTCTACCTGTGTGATAACAAGTCACCGACCTCTGGGTTCCCAGAGTTCAGTATCGAAATCTTCCCCAAGCAAGACAGTCTCGAGGGTAAAGACCTCGGTAACCTCATGCGACTCCCTTTGGGACGCAACATCAAGTCGAAGGATCCTTCTTTCTTCATGGACACGACCGGGGACTCTTATGAACTCACTCCTATGGATGCCTACGAGGTTCTGCGTAATACTGTAGCGAAGCTCTGATGGCACCGAATGAAGAACTCCTTCGGAAGATCGCTGAGCGCAGGGCAGCAAAGGCTGCCGAAGCGCCTCCGGTCATTCCGACGGATGACTTCTCAAAGTACGCAGACCTGATCCCCGAGCCCGAGTACACCCGTAGCGACGAGGACAAGAAACTCGATACTGTCATCGGCAGCATCGACATCGTCAAGGGTTACCGCAAGTGGATCAACAAGTCTCCAATCAAGGACGGTGTACGTTCCGTCGAAGGCATCAAGGTCAGTTGTCCGATGCCCGGCCACAGAGACACGCACCCTTCGGCATGGCTGAATACAGACAAGAACGTGTGGTACTGTGGAGCCTGCTCGCAAGGTGGAGACGTCTACGATCTCGCCGCGATCTATCACGGCTTCCCGATTCCTGACTACAAGAGCGGAGCAACCTTCCATGAGCTCCGACGAGCCATCGCCGCAGATTTCGGATACTCCTTCGTCAGCATTCCCGGATCGCGAGAACTGGCTATGCTGGAGCCCGAGTCCGGACCTGGAGTACCTCCAGCTGATGCAGTGGACGTACCTGCACGGTCTACAGCTCCCGAACCCGCTAGCGTCACAACGCTCTCTGTAGTCCCGACCCCGCTATCTATCGTCCCGAGTGAAAGCGACGCCGAGGACGACGATGAGCCACCGGCAATCGTGGGCGCTGGGCCGCAGATCGTGTGGCGAGAGCTCCTTTCGCCCAACACTTTCCTCTACAAGTACATGCAGATCGCGTGCGAGGACGATCTTCCCGAGGAGTTCCACTTCTGGAACGCTATGACTTGCCTCGGGTTCACGGTCGGGCGCAACGTGAGAGCATTCGACCGGGTTCCCATCTTGGGAAATCTGTTCCTGTGTACTCTGGGTGACTCTGGGTCAGGCAAGTCGCAGGCAGCTTCATACATGAAGAAGCTGCTCGATGCCGCGTTCCCGTTCGACTCGTCTGCGATCGCACCTGATGGTGTGAAGATCATCGGCTCGCCAGGAAGTGCTGAGCACCTGATCCACATGTTCGATCACCAGGTCAGCGACCCGACGAACCCGAAGAAGTATATGTTCTCATCCCCCGTCATGGGGCTCGTCGAGTTCAATGAGCTTTCATCACTCACGGGACGTGCCGCACGAACAGGCAACATCCTCAAGCCTGTCCTCATGGAGTTCTACGACGGTGTCGAGCGCATCCAGACGGGCTCGATGACGTCAGGTGTCAAGACAGCCGAGAAGGCATTTGCGTCGTGCCACACGACGACACAGCCGAAGGCACTCAGCAAGCTTCTCCACCAGGACGACAGCAACTCAGGCTTCCTCAACCGATGGTTCTTCGTCGGTGGTCGCAACAAGAAGCGTGTCGCCATCGGTGGCAAGATCATCGACATGGGACCAGCGGTCATGCCGCTCCAGGCTGTGCGGAATCACTACACCGGCACGGACATGATCCTCGCCTGGGATGAAGATGCCCACATGAGGTTCGAGCAGTTCTTCCACACCATGCTCGCACCTATCAAGGTGCGCGATGCTGACGGTGCAGGCATCCTGACTCGTATCGACCTGTTCTTCAAGAAGATGATCTTCCTGTTCACACTCAACCTCAAGGCTGACACGATCCCGATCGAAGCAGTCGAGATGGCGATTTCGCTCCTGTCGTATGTGATGGAGTGTTATCAGGTTCCAGCAGACCGGATGATGTCTACCACGATCTCGATCATCACAGACGACATCCTGGTCTACATCAAGAATGCCGAAGCTCGCGGCAAGGCACCCTCGATCGGTGACATCAACCGATCTATGAAGCAGAAGCGCCACCAGGCTGAGATGATTAAGAAGTCTCTAGACCTCATGGTGGAGCTTGGCGAGGTCTCAAAGGAAGTGGTCAACACCGGCAAGCGAGCCCGTCCGACGGTGAGGTTCACCAGTGTTGTCTAACGAGGCAGTAGAAGCGATCTGGAAGCTCTGTCAGAAGGAGCATGAGGACGAGCGCTTCAAGCGCGCACGCCACTACAGCAAGGGTACATACCAGGCTGGGTGCCGCGGACCCATGTGTCGCAAGGTTGAGCGCGACGGTATGAAGCGCAAGCAGCAGCGCAAGCCTCGTCCGAGCGGCCTTCCGTACCGTCAGCAGCGCATGACTGAGGACGAGTGCCACTACGAGGACACCCTTTCGGACGCGATTCAGTACTTCAGGGTGCTCAAGAACAAGCCTCTGGCGGTCACTTTCACGCCAAGATATCCCGAGAATTACCCTGGCAAGGTGCGCGAAAGTGCCTGAAACTCGCCTCAGATCGTTCGTGAAAGCACTCACATACCGCGTTCTGGGCACCGCAATAACGGTGATTCTTGCCCTGATTCTTACTCAGAACGTCACATTAAGTGCCCTTTTGGGGCTGTGGGAGACAGTAATCAAAGTCTTTTCTTACTGGATTCACGAGAGAGCCTGGGAACATACCTCCTGGGGACGTGATCGGAGGTGAGAACGATGAATCGGGGCTAAAGACCCCACAGAAACGCCCCGCACTCCACTGGAGTGCGGGGCGTTTCGCTTGTTCAGGCCTTGGGGACTTCCGGTGGGGCCTCGATGGGGCCTTCGTTCCCCCAGAAGTTGGCACGCGCGAAGAATGCTTCGGCCGACTCGAACGTGGTGACGAAGTTGCCGTTGTCGAGGTGGAGCACTATGCGCTCCATGCCGCCGTCAGGGCCTTGGATCTGAACGACGGCAGATGTCTCGATCCAGTGGCGCAGCGGCGTGCGCTCATCGGGATGCGGAACAAGCGCGATCCAGGTCATGCTAGATCAACCTCCGCCACAGGGCCACCAGCCTTGCGTAGACGGCGCGAGGCGTCTGCCGCAACCACGTCAGCGCTGAACTTCTTCTGGATGGCCTTCGACTCAGCCAGAAACGTGAGTGCAGCCTGGTGGGCCTGCTCGAAGGGCTGCAGCCGGGCGCACTCACGCTGGAGCTCCAGCATCGTCCCCTCCAGCTCGGCGATGCGAATCGTCTTGCTCTGGAGCTCTTGTTCCAGGTAGAACGCACGCTGGCGCTCCTCGTCGAGGCGGCGCGTGTACTCGGGCAGCATCTCAGCAGCCGCGATCATGTGACGCATCTCGGCGGCGATCTCCGCCGATGGCTCCCAGGCAGGGTCGCCAGGTGCTGGTGTTCGGATTGGCATGTTCTTCTCCCTCACAGTGGAATCTCGACGGCGGTGCCGTCGGAGTTGTGCCGATCTCCAGGGGCGCGCCAGTCGGCGAAGCAGTGGGGACACCACCAGTACGCGCCCTCGGTCTTCAGTTCTTCACACGATCCAGCCAGGTTGAGCGTCTTCGCCAGTTCGGGAATCGGTCTCATCGTCTCGTCCCCACTCCTCTGCCTTGTTTCTAAGAACCCGAAGTATCTGAGTGATGCGGGACTCGGTCACGCCGATCACCTTGCTGATCGCCACTTGCGAGAACCCCTCCATCCACATCTGGTAGATAGTCGGCATGTGGCCGCGCCACCAGTGCTGGGTGCGCGCCCACATCTCGAATTCAGCTACTACTAGCCGGTCTAGCACGCCATCGTAGTCATCTGCTTCGGCCTCGAGCCAACGATGCGCTTCGGTAGCCTCTAGCGAGTATGGCTGCTTGGGCTGATCTTCAGGTGCCGTACCCGCCTTCTTGAGCGCGATACGGTGCGCCCTCGAGAGGTGGTCATTCTCGCGCAGGTAGTCAAGCATTCGCTTCTCGGCCTTGTAGAGCGCCCAGGTCTTAGGGCTCGCACCTCGAGACGAATCCCAGGAGCTGCTTGCCTCGAGGGCGGCTACGCAGCCTTCTTGGTGCAGGTCATCGACGGCGATCTGGTAGCCGGTGCGCGCCGCAACCTTCACGGCAAGCCCTCTGATAACTG